TCAGTGAAGCCTCGACCGGGACCGTCCAAAGGAAACAAGTATCTCTCGTATTCCGCGGATGGCTTCCAGTTCACGTTCGTAGGCATCCGCGTAATCGTCCTCAGGCACATGATCGATAACCGCGATCAGTTGATCAATCTGCTTCGCCAACGCAGGCGGAAGTATCACAGAGGCGGCTGAGGCGATCGCGCCCACCTTCACGCGTGCGGCGCGGAAACGGCGCACCCTCTCATCCTGAACATCCTTTGGTGGCGTTGAGTCGGAGTAGTGCTCTTCGAGCCAAACCGCGATGAGTTCCTCAAGCTCGGACAAGGTTGCCAGCAGATCGAGAACTGCGGTCGTTTCGCGTTCCCACATTTTCTCGGACTTATAACGACCGAGGGCCCAGCTGACGGCAAGTCGAGCCACTAGCAGTGCGCCCAGCAATTGCAGGCCCATCTTGCACAGTTCGGCCAGTGCGGCAGTCATTGCTTGCTCGGGGCGGTATCGCCCGGCCTGGGCGTTGTACGCTTCCGGACGCTCAATAGTCCTGCCCCTTGATGCGGAGCTTCGGCGTCCGCTTGATAGTACCGGAACCGGAACCCGACTTCTCGCGCTTGGAAATCACTGCATCGCCCGCGTCGGGGGTTGATGAGTGAGGATCTGAGGGACCGGAAGCGACATTGTTCGCGGCCTCGAGCGCGTCCCGTTGACGCAATAGATCCTGCCCTTCTTCGCTGGCGAAGAACTCACCGTAGGTCATCTCCTGCGTACTGGGCCGCAGCCCCGGTCTCCTGTGCGGCGGCTCGAACACGTAACCCTTTGCCGAGAGATATTCGCGCAGGATGAATTCAACAGCATCCGTCCTAGTCATGACTTTGCCCTGCCGCGCCTGATCAGCGATGAAGCCGTCCAGTTCGACGTCGCGGTGAAAAAAGAAGATCTGAGCTAAGCCAGACTCAATCGCGCTGATGCTCTTGAGCACGGCGACGATACCCTCGTCTGAGAGGTCCAGCTGTCTGTCCTCCCTGCCCCTCAGAATCTCTACCTGCTCCTCGAGCAATTCGATCTGTCGGCGAAGGTCGCGCTCGATCTTGTCTTGCTCAGAGAGCTTTACCTCCGCGCGCTCCAAGTCGCCGATCACCTTCGCGAAAGTGGTGCTGACGGTGAACTCCAGCCGGTCAACGATCTCCGCGTTGAGGCTGCGATTGTTCTTGGCCGCCTCTGCCTTCAGCAGGTCGCGCATGCCGTCGGGAAAGCGGACGATGTACTGATCCAGCTTCCGACTGGGGGTGTCCTGCGCCAAAGCGTCCTCCGAGCGTTCCTATCGCAATAGGCGATATTCCATCTTGACGCAATTATCGCAATAGGCGATATGCTTAACGTATCGCAATAGGCGATATGGAGCATCCAAAGAATGTCAGACCAGAACACTGTCAGGACAGCCCCGCTGAGGTTGCCCGAAGGCCTGCACCAGCGCCTCAAGGAGGTTGCCCGCATCGAACGTCGCTCGGTCAATAGCCAGGTCATTGTGCTGCTGGAAACCGCGCTTCGCGGTGAAAATGAAAAGGCCGACGCGGCAGCAACCGCATCGGCCTGAAGGCGCCGCTCGCCAAAGCGGCATCCCCAACTGTCATCCGAGATCGGAAAATCCAAATGACTACCGTTGATACCACAGACATCGGGGCGCGTGAAGCATCGCCTCCGCCCTACCCCAGCACTGAACTCGATAAGTACATGCTCCGCCTCCCTGACGGCATGCGGATGCGTCTGAAATCTGAAGCGCAGCGCAACAATAGAAGCCTGAACGCTGAGATCGTTTACCGCCTTGGGCTCACCGTGGCGCCGCTCAACGAGCCCTTACCCCGCCAGCGCGGGAATGCCCGCCCGGTCGAGCCCGGAACACGCTACGCCAGCCTGAGCTGGTCTGACCTCGACGACATGCTCAACACCGTGCGGCAGGCGTCCGATCTCGTCGAGGCCATCCACATGGCCGCCGAGCACCCCGATGTCACCAGCACCGCCACGGGCGCGATGCAGGAAGTCTGCAACTGCGTCAGCAGCCGTCTCGGCGGCGTGATGAAGACGGTCGAGTTCCACATGCACGCGGCGGTGGCGAAATGATCGCGTCCAAAGCCACCCAGCGGCGCCTCGATGAGGCGGAGGCACTGCGGGACAAAGTGTTCGCATCTATCGCGTTACCCGGCATCGATTGGTCGGGTCTCTCAGCCCGCAAGATTGGATGGATCGTGGAAACCTTGCGAAAATTGGCCGAACTGACCGGCGGCGCCGTCGATGAGGTCCCCTTCGAGACGCGCTACGCCGACACGCCCGGCGTGACTTGGTCGACGCCGAACGGCCTCATCCTGGAGGCAATCCAGATTTGGGCCGACGAGCAGTGCAGCGAGGCCTGCGTGGCGCTGGAGAAGATGGAGCCGTCAGACCCGGACGAGCGCGATGAGCGGACCATCCTGCTCCTGCAGTTCTATGCTCGCAGCGCCGAGTTCGACCGTGCCGTGTCGCTGCTGTCGGGTGCGCCCGTCAAGGGGCTGGCCCTGGCAATGAAGGTGGAGGCCTACATCAACAGCGGCCCCACCGAAGAGACGCCAGACAGCCTCGCCGCTCAAGGCCTCAACGCCGATGCCGAGTTGCTGGCGATGGCACGGGCGGTGCTGGTCGCATGAGCAATGAGACACTCGATCTGATCTGGGGAGCGGCGAACATCGCCGCCCTCCTCGGCGTCTCCGAGCGACAGGCTTACGCGATGCTGGAAAAGGGCGAGCTTCCCGCCATCAAGAAGAACGGCAAGTGGGTGGTCAGCCGTAGGCGGCTGATCGCCGTCTTCGAGGGAGAGGCCGCTTGAGCGCTCTACGCCTCCTCCCCGCGGCGGTGGTATCCGAGACCGATCCACGGTCTCGCGACCTCCCACGGGCCGTTCCTTCCGACGCCAAGATGTCCGAAATGGGCGACGTGGTGCTCGGATATTCGGTCAATCCTCGAAAGCGTCGGCGTGATCCGGTCTGGCTACTCAATGCCAAGGCTCGGCGCCGGGAACTCAACATGATCTGCCGCTACAAGCAGCATCATGGGTTGGGCATGGGCCCGGCCGGCGGCTGGGCGTTCGTCATCGGCAACCTGTGCCGGGTCCTCTACGACTTCGTCACCGCTGACAGTCTGCAGGACGAGGCCGGGAAGATCGGGCGTGGCAGGCTCGACGGCTCGGCCGTCGATGCCGCGGTACAAGAAATTATGGGTAAGGCCTGGGGTCGGTATCGGCTCTTCAGCGGCGACCAGGTCGGTTCACTGATCGAATTGTCATCTGTCGAGCGCGAGGAAAGCGGCGTGGTGAAGATCGCCGCCATGGATGAGCCGACAAGCGTCCGCCGCCGCAGAGAGAATAAAGAACGCATGCAGATGAAGCGCGCGGCTGGGGCCGCGCTTCGCGCCATCAGCAAAACCGAATTGGCACGACGGCTCGGTGTTAGTCGCGCCACGCTTTATCGCATGATCGAGAGAGGCGAGATCGTCCGCGATACAGATTCCGTGCACACATCCAGTGTTCCCCCCTCTCTAAAGAGAGACCCCTGCACGGAAAGTGTCTCACTCGGAAGTGTGCACGCAAAGTGTCTCGCTCTGGATGCCGGTGGAGAGACCGCATGAAGCCCCTCTTCAGCGCCCCGCTGGAACGCCTCGCCGAGACGATCGAGCCGATGGCTCTGTTCGCCCGCACCATCCCAGCCGAAGCGCTGGCTTCCGAACTCGATTTGCTTCGCAGCAAGATGGCCGACGGCGACCTCGCCGCCATGTTCATGGCCGAGATATACGAGGCCGAGGCCGCCCGCCGAAACAATCCAGAACTCCAGTTCGACGACGAGCTCGACGCGGCGCTGTCGCGGCTCGAGCGCGCGACGACTGCTGAGGACCGCCACCGGGTCCACGAGATCGGGTTGCAGCTCTGCACCATCGGCGGCGTCGACGCCCTGCGCCGCGCCTATCGGCGGATGATGGGCTTGGGCCGGGATGGCACTCGGCATGTCCGCAGCAAGATCATGGAAACCCGCTGGGCGGGCATCGGAGGGCAGCTATGACCCGCTTTGGTGCGATCTCCCTCGTTGCCGTCGGCCTGCTCGGCAGCCTACCGGTGTACTGGCTGCTCGGTCTCGGCATCGTCACCGCCCTTGCTGGAGGGTCGTGCCCATGACGTTCCATCCGCTTCTCACTTTCGAGGTCGTCGAGACCGCCGCCATGGCACTCCACGAGGACATGGAGGCCTCGATGACGGTCCACACTCGCCGGAACGATCGGTGGGAAGACCTGAGCGCCTTTGCGCAACAGGCCATTCGACGGCGCGCCGCGATCGCCATCAACGCCGTGCTTGCCGATCTGCTCAAGGCGGAGCGTCAAAGCTGCATCCTGGTGGCCAAGAACGCCATCCTCGCCCTGCCGGAGGATCAGCGCCGATCCGGTGACCTGTGCCACGAGGTAATTGCCCGTGCGATAGGGAGGATGGCGCCATGACCATCTGGGCATTCCTCCCGCTCGCCACGTGGCTTCTAGGCCTTTGGGTGAACTGCTGCCTCCTGCCACGGATGCTTGATGGAGGCGACGAATGAGCCGGGATTTCGTAGACGGCTCATGGCCAAAGCCGGGCCAGATCGATCAAACGGTCGCCGCCCAACTAACCTTGGCTCGCAGTTGGTACCGCCTGCGCAAAAGTTCGGGGACGGGCTGGGTGGTGGAAGAGCACCGCGTCGGCGAGCACGGCGAAGTGCGGTCGCATCGATGCGACACCCACGCCGAGGCCGCGCGCATCTGCCGGCGGCTTTCTGGAGAAGGCCTCGTCGGCTACGGGGTGGCTGTTTGAGGAAACGACACTCTACGGACCGCCAGCGCGGCGGCCTGCTCTGGACCGAGCGCTGGACCAACGCCAAGGCTGCCTTGGTCGGCTTCCTCACCGGCCGCGGCTACAGCTCAGACGCCATCGCCGCCGAGGTGGGCGTGCAGCCAGGCACGATCCGCAAGATGTGGGAGAGCTGGGGCATGTCCCCGACCGACCCGCACTCGGCTCACCTTGTCGTGCCGCTGACCATCCTGCAGCGCGCCCATATCGCGGCTCGAGCAGCGCAGCGCGGCATGCCCATCGAGAAATACGTCGCGGACATGATCGTGCACGGATCCATGCCGCGCGATCGATACGCAGACCTGGTGCCAGTGGAGAAGACGATTGCGGCCAACGGACGAGATTGAGCAGTGGAACTGGCGCATGGTGGCGTCGGCCTATGTCAGGGCCTTGATCGTATTGCGCGCCATCCCGACACGGATAGGGCCCCGCGGCGATCGCGCCTTCTGGCCGGAGACTGCCGACGAGGATGGCTATGGCAACGACGACGAGCCGCGGCTTCGTCCTCGGCGAGACGAAATCACCCAGGCCGAGATCGCCCTAATCGGCTTCGAGGACAAGGAGCACCGCAAGCACCCGGGCTGGCTCAACGGCGCCTTGGTCGCATATCCCGACCAGCGTCGCACATTCTCCCGTTGGGCGGTGTGGGCATCGCATGGCAAGCGGGACAAGGACGGCGTCACAATGACCGAAGAGGACTTCGCCGGGCGCCTGCACATGTCGGAATCGTCCCTACGGCGACAGCGTGAGTTCGCGGCTGAGACCATCGCAAAAACGCTCAATGCAGCCGGTCTACCGGCCTGGCATGTCGAGAAACCCGCGAGAAAGAACCGCCAGCGCCTTTACGTGGTGGCCTGAAACCCTTGAGCGTCCACGTTCGCGCCTGACTTCGTAGACGGGTGACGGGAAAGTTGCCAGAAATGCCCTCGTTCTCGGTAGGGTGGGTTCCTGCGAAAGTTAGTCCCATGTGCCCTGCCTGCGGTACTCGGCGACCTTGTCCAAATAGCTGGTAATGACTTTTTCCACTGCGTCGTCCACGGCCTCTTCGGCACGAGCGTCGTCTATCGGCTGGGTGCCGTTACGTGGGGTAGTTTCATACTCGCTCGCTGCTAATCCAACTTTTAACTGGGTACCGTCGTGCTGAAAAAAGGCCGCGATGGATCTCGGGGTCGTGGTGCCCCCGTGTCGGTTGGTTCGCGACGGACCTTCGATTAGGAAAGAGAGGCTGTAAAGCGTCATCCGGCTGGGAACTTCGGACCAGTTGTCCTTGATTTTCACTGGCATTCCCTGCTGCGCAAGTTGCTTCGACGCATCCTCTAACATCGGGCGGATCGTCTTATTGAGGTACCCTGTCGCGGCCTCAAATTTCCTGTCGCTGGCTTCCTTGCGAACAGCTGCCTCCTCAGCCTCTTTTCGCAGCTGAGCGTCGTGCTTCGCCTGAGTGTCAGCGATAACCTTGGAAAAATCTCTCGCCATGACGGTCCTCTCCAGTTCGTTACAGAACTTCGCTCACGCCGCTTGCAAGGGCAAGAGAAGAGGCAGTGTTATCGGCTCAATATTGAGTCGATGAATTGTGGGCCCAGAACCCGCGATACTTCCGGTACAGGCGCTTCCGATAAGCTGGCCGGATAAGAGATTCTCGGAGCGCTGGTGGCAGAGTGGGTGGCGAACCCTGGATGCCTTCGGGACAGCGAAACTGGTCAATAGGTTGCGGGGCACCGTGGCCGAATACCAGCCCCCTCATTTGCCAGCAATGGCCAGCCGGGCTGATCTCCGGTTGAGGCCCCGACCTCTGCGGTACGCAAGTCGAGGCAATCTGAATAGCGCAGCCTCGATGCCGGCCAATCCTGCCGATGGTTGCGGAGCCGCTGGCGTGTTGAGCGAGGCTATATCGCCAGCAAAGAGGATCAGCCCTCGCAAATCGGCGGGCAGTCGTACGCCCCTATCGTACGACTGAGAAGGTTGCGGTTCGTCGCGGCCGTCCCCGCCGATCCTCACGGGACAATCCCGTGTTGTGGAGCTAAGCCGTTCCGGCTGCCAAAAGGCACGACAGCGTCATCCAGTGGGAAGAGAAATCTTCTTGCGTTTGAACCACCGCTTCCTACGTCGACCGGGGACGGTGTGTTCCAGTTTCAAGTACGGGATCAGTAGCTTCTGCATCTCGACGCCGGCGTTGGAAAAGGCAACGAGGGACTCAGCGCTCACGGTCGCCCAAGACTTCCCCGTGCCAGCCTGAACATCAGCAGCCTGGCCGGCCGCGATGTAATGGTGAGCCATGCGCACGTTGGCGAGGTCGATAATCACGGCCTTGATGAAGGCCGACACTTCAGGTCCGAATAGGTATTCGGAAGAGTCTCGTGCACGGTGCAGAAGGTTAAAGGGCTCGTTTGTCTCTGGGTGTCCTGGCCCGATCACCAACCTGATAGCCTCGTTAACAGCGGAGTATACCGCGACGCGCTTTTCGAAAAGATCGAGGACGAGCTTGGTGCGGGCCGTGCGCCATTGGCCGAACGCTATCGCGCCGGCGCCTAACGCGATAGCTGGGGTGGCCAAGGCGGAAAGTACTTGAACCCAGGCGGGCAACATTCTCATCCGCCTTCATCAGGGGGAGCGGGGGGAAACTGAAAGATAGGAATGCCGTCTCGGTCTCTGTCTTCTTCGGACGCCCACACCTTGAACTTTCGGAAAGGGGCGGCTGTATCACCAAGCTGCCGCTGCTGAGTTTCCCCGACTACGAAGTCCAGGGTTTGGGGAAAGCCGATGTTGGAGCTTTTGAAGCGCCAGACCATCGAGCCGTCCCCGTCGAGAAACAGACGATGGTCGTCTTCGCGGCTCCATGAGCGCGATGGGAAGGTTTCTGGTCCCACGATGGGCTCTAGGATCCAGTCAGTTCCGTAACTGAGACAGCGCCCATCCAGGTCAGCAGGCCAGAAGGCCAGAGGCGTCTCAAAGCCATCCCCCCGCAATACGCCATAAACAGCGCGTTGCTCACTGACGCTGAAGAGCTTCATCAGGAGGAGCGAGGACCGACCCGAGGCCGTAGTGAGGAAAATCTCGCCCGACACCAGGCTGTCGATCGGTTTCCATGTCAGCGGGAGACGTGTCTGCATACCGATCAGTTCTTCTTGGAGGGCGGCAAGGGCTTCTGCCGGTCGACCTGAGGCTTCGTTGGAACATGCTGACCATCAGAGTCTTTTCGGGTCTGATTGGAAGGCGCCTTCACATAGCCCTTGCTCTCCGTTGGAGACTTCTTAGGCTGCAGAAAAATTTCGGTGTTGATCATGTCTTCCCCCAACGACAACAAACTTAGCCTTCTATCGGAAGTAATACGGCAGGCAGAGTCAAGATTGGCCGCTCAGCTGACCACAGCATTGGCCGCGGATGCGCGCGCAATGCAGTTCGTGGGCGTCACAGGAGCGCTGACTGTGTTAGTTATCGGCGCCCTTCTAGCTGCCGTTCAAAATCAGAACGGCGCCCCATGGGAGATATTTCTCATCGGAGGCTTGGCCCTCGTCGGGCTCATCATCGCGGGCGTTTACGCGTATCTTGCAGCCCAGCCGGTCCCCTTTGAGATGGTTGGAAGCTATCCGTCTGCATGGGCAGAAGACCTGGCGGCCGACAAGCCACTAAAGGATGCCCTGCAAGAAGTCGCCGACCTGTACGATGGAATGCTGGATCACAACCGCCGCGCTATGTCGTCCGCTTCAGGAGCGCTGAAGCGCGCAGGGAAATGGCTTGGCGCGACCATTGGTGTGTGCGGAGTGCTCACGCTGGCACTGCTAGTGACGCGTTGGGTGCAGGCGCTGCCGACAGTATGATGGTCCGGTTCGCCACCGGGGGTCGCCCAGCCGACACACAATGTATAGTGATCTGGGGTTTTCTATCAGCTCGCGCGGCGAGAACGCCATTCGCCGAAGCGGAAGCCCACATAGGCTCCAACGATCCCAAGTAATAGCCAGCCCCAGACGCCAAAGGCGCCAGAGGAGCCGGCGACGCCGAAATTGCCGAGCAATACTAGGCCTATGAGCGCCCCCAGCGGAGCGCCGGTCAGTGTCCAAGCGATCCGAGGGCGTCGTCGATAGAAGTCGATCATGAAAATCTCTTTCGTCCGTTAAGTGCCGTGGAGCAGAGGTCAGCTCGCCGGGTTCATTACCCGGAGGTCGCAGGTTCAAATCCTGCCGGCGCAACCAGTTCAGTTGCATGGGTATGTCGTTTCCAGCGCCTCTGCCACCACTCCCGCGGCACCAAAGGTGGCCAGGTCTTCCTGTCGGTATAGCCACTCGGCCACCACGTCTCGGACTTCTGCCGGCTGCAGTGTGGGTGGGATACATGCCCGAAAACCATTCACTGGATTGGAGGCCATGACGTCAGCCATGGCGGTGACGTAGGCGAGGCAGGTGCCACCAGCAAAGCTTCTCTCGACTGCAGAGCAGCTTAACCACAGATCTTGTGCGGAGATGAAAGAACGCTCTCCGAAAGCGTCAGTGGCCACAATCGCTATTACTGCGCCGACGACAGCGCCCCACGTCCTCATCAAGGCCTCCGCTAATGCGTCCAGGGTGGAGTCTATGCCCAGCAAGCCACCCTCGGCAATATCGGCCCAGCACCGCCTAATCGAGCAAGCCCCGCGCAAGCTCACCACCACTGAGCGCGGCTATGGCTGGCAATGGCAGAAGCTCCGCTTGGTCATTCTTACCGAAGAGCCGCTCTGCCGCACGTGCGCCGAGCAAGATCTGTATGTCGCCGCCGAGGAAGTCGATCACGTCGATGGCGACAGCCACAACAACGAGCGCGACAATCTCCGCCCGCTGTGCCGAGCCTGCCACCTGCAGCGCACCGCGCGGGACCAGGCCTTTGGCAAGCACCAGTGGCGCCCCGAGTGGCTCAGGCCCTCGACCATACCGCTGGTGATCGTCTGCGGTCCGCCGGCGAGCGGGAAGACCACCTATGTGCAGCAGCATGCCGGCGCTGGTGATCTGACCATCGACCTCGACGTTATCGCCTCAGCGATGTCGGGGCAGCCGATGCACAGATGGGATCGCAGCAAGTGGCTGACACCCGCCCTTCGCGCCCGCAATGAACTGCTCGGCGATATCGGCAGGCCGACGAAGCGCTGGCCTCGCGCCTGGCTGATCGTGTCGGAAGCCAAGCCGGTCAATCGCCAATGGTGGCGTGACCACCTCGAGCCCGAGCGCATCCTGGTGCTGGAGACCATGCCCGACGTCTGTATGGCGCGCGTCCGTGAGGATCCGCTGCGAACGCAGGCGCCGACACAAGCCGCTATCACTCGATGGTGGACCGAATATACTAGGCGGGCAGGCGACGAGGTTCTGAGAGGCTAGCTCGCCTGCAGCTCTACGATGCCATATCCTTCACCCTCATCGAATTGGAGAGGGTTCGCTATGGAATTGCTGAAAGACATGCTCGGGGTAATTGCCCCCCTGGTCGGCGTGTGGCTTGGTGCCCTGCTATCGCAAGGCAGCAGCAGGCGTGAGAAGTTAATGGAGCTCCGCCGGCCAGCCTACGGGGTGATCCTCTCCCATCTGGCAAAGGTAGTGCGCCGCTTAGACTTCGCCGCCGGCTCCATAGCAGAGAGCGCCACTCGCTACTTCAACGATGAAAACTCCGGCATGACTCGAGACGATGAGTTCATCGGACACAACATGTCTGCCGCTAGAGCCCGGTTCGAGGATGACTACCTGATCTTGCCTGATGAGTTCATCGCCCGCTTCGAGACCATGCATGCTGAGATCGCAGGGGCTGAGTACGAGACAACGCCCACCGCCCATTCCATATTCGACAAGGCGGTCCGCTCCGCTTACTCCGACCTTCTGGTGATGGCCCGCAAAGAGGTCACAGGCGCGCTCACGTCACGCCTCCAAAGGCTCACATCGCGCAAGGGAGGGCGGTCGAAAAGTCAAACTGGCCTCGCTCCCTGACCGGCGGGCCTAAGCAAAAATCTGCGCGTGCAGATTAAGGTTAGAACACAGGAAAAACTCGACATGCAACGCGGCCCAAAGGCCCAGCTCCCTTCGGAGAAGAGGGCAAAGGGCAATTTTCAGCCGGTGCGGGACGGCAACCGGATCGAGATTATCGAGCCCATGTCCACCCCGTCGCAGCCGGACTGGCTCACCGGTGAGGCTCAGGAAATCTGGCTCGACGATATCGGCCGCGTGAAGCTGGCGACGGAATCGGACACCACTCTGTTCGCCAACTACTGCTCACTGCAGGGCGCCATCGTCAAAGCGATCCGGAAGAGCGAGACGCCACCGATCGCCGCCTTTACCGAGGTGCGAAAGATGCAGGAAGTGTTGGGCATCGGAGGCGCGCGAAGCCGTGTCGGCTTGAAGCCGGAAGGCGGGAAGGCCGGAAACGTCTTCGGCCGCAATGGGAAGCGCAACTAGCCGCAACTCCAATGTCCGCTTCTGGCCCAAAGCGGCCGCTGGGGCCTCAAAGCCCGAGGTTAGGGCGTGGGGGCCTGCACCTTCGGCTTTGCTTGTGTTATTCACGACAAACCGCGCTCCCACCACAAACCTCGCCAATGTCAAAGCCTGATGAGAACTTTATGCTTCACCTCCGTGAGGCATTGGAAGCATCCTGGGATAGGGAGACCGCCTATCTTGGAGCGAGCCAGACCGGCAATCCAGCCCTTGGGCAATGCTATCCGACCTCGCGCGTGGTGCAACACTACTATCCCGCAACCGAAATCGTAAAAGGCATCGTCGGCGCGCGCGGCAGTGACGAAGTCCATTTCTGGAATGGGCTCCCAGTTGGCGATGACTGGTACCACCTCGACCTCAGCTGGCAGCAGTTCCCCGCCGGCTCAGTCATCAAAGAGTTTTCGATCTTAGACCGCAATAATCTGGGGGACAGCGACGCTACCGTTCAACGATGCGCACTACTGCTCAGGCGGGTAGAGGAGCACCTGCGAAGGAGTGCGCCCTCTGATCGGCTCAGACCGTTATCCTCTTCCCCAACAGTCAGTAACGGGCGAGGATGTGCGAGTGTCAGCTTCTGGCGCAATGCGGACGCCTGCACCCCCGCAGAGCAAGTACCCTTAAAGCCCGAACCATAAGAGCACTAGGTTGATCTACGAGGAGCGGCATTGTCTAGCACCGAAGCCGCAGACCACGCACGCGACTATGTCGGCATAGCCGAGCGCTGGGCGCGCGATGTGGTCGCCGGCAAGGTGGTTGCATGCAAGTGGGTGAGGCTGGCCTGCCAGCGCCACCTCAACGATCTCAAGAAGGCGAAGCGCGGCAAGACGTGGGGTTTTTACTTCGACCGTTGGCACGCTAACGACGTCTGCGACTTCATCGAGAAGCTGCCGCATGTCGAGGGTGTCTGGAAGACGGAGACGCTCTACCTCGAGGCGCCGCAGATATTCATCCTCACCACCATCTTCGGATGGCGCCGGCATGAGGATGGCGGCCGGCGCTTCAGCTACGCCTACATCGAGATGGCGCGTAAGGGTGCCAAGTCGACGCTGACCGCGGGCGTGGGGCTCTACTGCCTCTGCTGCGAAGGCGAGGTCGGGCCGCAAGTCATCGTCGGCGCGACGACTGGCGAGCAGGCGCAGAAGGTCTTCAAGCCGATGCAGGGGATGGTTCGGAAGAGCCCCGACTTGCAGGAAGCATTCGCGGTCAAGGTTTGGGCGCGATCCATCACCAGCGCCGAGAACGGCGGCTATGCCCAGACCATCAACGCCAAGGGCTCGACGCAGGACGGGCACAACCCGCACCTCGGCGTTCTCGACGAGCTGCACGCCCATAAGGACCGGGCGCTGTTCGACGTCATCAAGTCGGCCTTCGGCGCCAGGTCAAACCCGCTCATGTGGATCATCACCACCGCGGGGTTTAATATCGGTGGCGTCTGCTACGAGCAGCGCACCTACCTGACCAAGGTGCTCGAAGAAATCTTCGAGGCCGACCACTTCTTCGGCATCATCTTTACCCTCGACGAAGAGGTGCTCGACGACGCCGGCAAGGTGCTGGTGCCGGCCGACGATCCCTTCGACGAGAAGGTCTGGGTCAAAGCCAACCCCATGCTCGGCGTCACCCCGACGCTGAAGTATATGCGGGATGAAGCCAAGGACGCCCGCGCCTCGCCATCGAGCGAGGGCAACTTCAAGACTAAGCAGCTCAACATGTGGCTGGGCGCGCACCAGCGTTGGCTCAACATGGTGCGCTGGAACCAGTGCGCCGACCCGAAACTCGACTGGGCAGATTTCGCCGGCCTCGACTGCTGGCTCGGTGGTGACCTCGCCGACAAGGACGACATCACCGCGCTGGTGCTGGCCGCTTTTGACGAGCGCGACCGGCTGCTCGTCAAGCCGATGTTCTGGCTGCCTGAGGCGGTGTTGCAGGATCCGGCGCACGCCGAGGGTAAGGGCCCGGCGCCCTATCGCGCCTGGGTGAAGCAGGATCACCTGAAGCTCACGCCGGGTGACTGGGTCGACCACAACATGATCGAGGAGCAGGTGGTCGAGTTCATCGACACGTTCCAGATCAACCGCATCACCTTCGACCAGTTCGCCGCGGCGCAGGCCATGGCGAGCCGGATCAACGAAGACCACAGCGACGGCTCGCGAGCGCTGGCCGAGGTGCTTCACAAGAAGGCTTCGTCAGTCACCAACCCGGCCAAGGAATTGGAAGCGCGCGTCAAGGGCGGCCCTGCTCGGCTCCGCCATGACGGCAACCCCGTAATGACCTGGATGGCCTCCAACGTCGTCGTAAGCCGGCGGCGCGACGAGACCATTCTCCCGATCAAGGAATCGCCCATGAGCCCGAACAAGATCGACGGCATCGACGCCTTGATCAACGCCATCGCGCCGGCCGTATCCCAGCTTAATGAGGGACCCATCGGTGACCTTGGCGACTATCTCGCGAGCATGAAGGCCCTCTCCTGATGGACCTCAATCCACTCGGCTGGCTTCGCGGCTGGGGTAAACCCAAGCTGTCCGGCCGCGACGATGCCGAAACGAAGGCAGCTTATGCGCGCCACAATATCGACCGTCGCGGCTCCGTCGAAGCGGCCCTTGCGTTGCCGACGGCCTGGGCCTGTATTCGTCTGCTGTCCGAGACCGCCGGAACGCTGCCGCTGCCGCTCTACCGCAGGGTCGGACCGGGCGAGCGCGCGCTGGCATACGACCACCCGCTCTATGCTCTCCTGCACGACAGCCCGAACGCGTGGCAGACGGCAGCGGAATACTGGGAAGGCAATGTCGCCCACCTCTGTGGCTGGGGCAATGCCTTCTCGGAGAAGAAGCAGATCGGCGATCGGCTTGTCGCCCTGGAACCGCTCCGGCCAGACACGGGCGTCTCACGCAACTCGAACGGCGACCTGCGCTACACCCTCAATGATCGCGGCAAAATCGAAGTGCTGCCGGCCGAGAAGGTGTTCCATCTTCGCGGCTTCGGCATGGGTGGCGATACGGGCCTCTCCCCTGTGCGCCACGGCTGGCGAGCGTTGCGCGGCGCCATCGCAGCCCAGGACGCCGCAATTCAATTCCTCGAAGGCGGCCTGCAGATTGCCGGATTCGCCAAGGAGGGGGCAGAGACCAAGTCGACGCCGGAGCAGCGCGCCGAGCTGATGCAGCTTTTCGCCGAGTTCATGGGCTCGCCCGCCAGCGGCAAGGTAATGCCCCTGCCGAAGGGCTGGGACTATGACCCGCTCACCATGAACCCCGAAGACGCGCAACTCCTGGAGACGCGCGCCTTCGATGTCGAGCAGGTGTGCCGGCTCTATCGCGTCCCGCCGTTCATGGTCGGCCACAGCAACGGCAACTCGAACTGGGGCACCGGGCTCGAGCAGCAGACCCTCGGTTTCCTGACCTTCGCCGAGCGGCCCTACCTGGTCCGCATCGAGCAGGCGATCAAGAAGCAGCTGCTGCGTCCGGAAGAGCGCCAGACCTACTATGCCGAGTTCGTGCTCGAAGGCCTGATGCGGGCAGACAGCGCCGGCCGCGCTGCGCTCTATGCGTCGGGGACGCAGAACGGCTGGATGACCCGTCGCGAAATCCGCCGGCGCGAGAACTTGCCGGACATGCCTGGTGACGAAGTGCTGACGGTGCAGTCCAACCTGGTGCCGCTCGACAAGCTCGGCCACCCGGGTTCTGGCGGTGGTGCCGATCAGGTGCGCTCGGCGCTCGGCAACCTGCTCTTCGGCGACGACCCGCAGACGTTCATCACCAACGCCGTCGAGGCTGCGCTGAAGAGCATTGCCGGCCGGTCCACAGATTCGCAGCACCAGCTGCCGCCGCCGAAAGGCGAATAGGAGCAATCCGATGAAGACGAAAGATTTCGCCCTTGAGGTCAAGAACCTCACGGAAGACGGCACCTTTGAAGGCTACGGCTCGGTGTTCGGCAATCTCGACAGTTATGGCGAGCGCGTCATGCCGGGCGCTTTCACGAAGTCGCTGGCCCGCCACGCCAAGGAGAAGACGTCTCCGCTGATGCTGTGGCAGCACAACCCGGACTTCCCGATCGGTGTCTGGGACGAACTCGTCGAGGACAAGAAGGGCCTCTTCGGCAAGGGCCGCCTATTGAAGGGTGTCCAGAAGGCGGATGAGGCCCATATCATCATGAAGAACGGGGCGATCCGGGGTCTGTCGATCGGTTACAACACGATCAAAGCTGAGCCGGACGGCAATAACCTCAACCTCGTCGAGGTCGATCTCTGGGAGATCAGCCCGGTGACGTTCGCGGCCAACGATAAGGCGCGGATCACCGCCGTTAAATCCGACAATATGGAGGAGTTTGCCCGCCGGCTGCGCGATGGCGACGCCCCCAGCATCAAAGAATTCGAGGACCTCCTGCGCGAGGCAGGGGTCCCGAAAGCGATGGCCGTACAGATCGCCTCTGTCGGTTACGCGAAAGCCATTCGGAGCGAGTCCGAGGGCGTGAAGGCGAACGACTATGCCGCCCTGCGAGACGCACTGGCGGCTTTCACTCCCTCCTGAAGGAAACCACCATGAACATCACCATGACCCGGCTGCTTGCGGCCGGCTTCCTCTGCACGCTGGTGATCGGCCTCGCCGCGCTCACCACGTTCGGCGTCGACCCCGCCACCGCCCATGGCATCGGCATCTTCACTGCCACTGCTGGCGTGGCCGCCATCACCGAAGCCGACCTCAGCAAGCTTGCTGTCGACCTGAAGGCCGCTGCCGACGAGGTGAAGAAGCAGGCTGAGACTACCGCCACCGAGATGAAGAACCTCGGCAAGGTTACCGAAGATACCAAGAAGGCCGCCGACGAGGCGCTCATCAAGCACAATGAGATTTCGGCCCGCATGACCGAGCTCGAGCAGAAGATGGTGCAGCGCTCTGCCGCCGAGCCCGAGCAGCGCAAGTCGATTGGCCAGATGGTTGTCGAGCATGACGACCTTAAGGCCTGGATCAAGTCGGGCGGCAAGGGCCGCGTGTCGATCGCGGTCAAGGCCATCATCTCGGCGCTGACCACCGACGCCAACGGCTCGGCCGGCGATCTGATCGTGCCGCAGCGTCAGCCGGACATCATCCTGCCCCCGCAGCGGACGATGACCATGCGTGACCTGATCACGCCGGGCAACACCAACTCGAACGCGATCCAGTACGTCAAAGAAACCGGGTTCACCAACTCGGCCGCGACGGTGTCTGAGACCAGCGGCGCAACCAAGCCGCAGTCTGAGATCAAGTTCGATCTGGTGACCGCAGCCGTGACCACCATCGCGCACTGGGTGCTGGCCACCAAGCAGATCCTCGATGACGTTCCGCAGCTGCAGTCGTACATTGATGGTCGTCTGCGCTACGGTCTCGCCTATGTCGAGGATAGCCAGATCCTCAACGGCAGCGGGTCCGGCACCGATCTGAACGGCATCTACACTCAGGCGACGGCGTTCTCTGCGCCGATCACCATCCCGGCGCCGGTGACCAAGATCGACATCATCCGTCTGGCCATGCTTCAGGCCTTCCTCGCCGAGCTTCCCCCGACCGGTGTCGTGATGCACCCCACCGACTGGGCGACGATCGAGCTGGTCAAGGACACCACCGGTCGCCACATCGTGGGCAATCCTCAGGACGGAACCGCGCCGCGTCTGTGGCGCCTGCCCGTCGTGGAAACGCCGGCCATGACCGTCGACAAGTACCTGGTCGGCGCCTTCAAGCTGGGTGCCCAGTTGTTCGACCGCGAAGAGGCCAACGTCGAGCTTTCGACCGAGGATAGCGACAACTTCCGCAAGAACCTGGTCACGATCCGCGCCGAAGAACGCCTTGCCATGGCGGTTTACCGTCCCGAGGCCTTCATCAAGGGCGACTTCTCCGACAGCGTCACCGCTGCGACCGCCGCCTAATCGGCTGATCATGAACTGCGGCGCTTCGGTGCCGCAGTTCCTATGAGCCGACAAGGAGAACCATCATGAAGCTTTATGCCACCGACCAGGTCAGTATCTCTTCAGTGCAGGCCGACACGCTGCGGCCCGGCCAGGAGTTCGAGGTTTCCGACGAGTTCGGAAAGGAACTGCTGGCGAAGCTGCCGGGTGCAATTTCCAAGGATCCGCCCTCCGCTCAGAAGGCTGCGCCCGCCCCGAAGAACAAGGCTCAGCCAAGGCCGGCCAACAAAGCCAAGACTGAGTGATGCGCGTCACCGTGATCACCCCGCCCGCGCCAATCGTGACGTGGGCGGAGGTGAAGGCTCAGGGCCGTATCGACGACGAAGCCGAGCGTTCCCTAGTTGAGGGCTACATCGCCGCGGCCACTGCCTGGCTTGACGGCCCTGCGGGCTGGCTGGCTCGGTGTCTGGGTGAGCAGGTGCTCGAGGTGACCGATGTCGCCTTCGGGAATGACGCGCTGCCCCTGCAGCCCGCAGTCGAAATCATCAGCATCAAGTATACCGACATCGCAGGCGTCGAGCAGACGATGCCTGAGGACCACTACCGGCTACTGGCCAATGGCTCGATCTATGCCGCCACCTGGCCGTCCCTCGGCGCCGATCCCGACGCGGTGCGCGTCCAGTACCGCGCCGGCTATCCGGATATCGTGACGCCCGGCGAGGGCGAGGAGCCCGAGGTCCGCACCTCCACAGTGCCGGCTCCCATCCGGCAGGCCATCCTCATGCTGGTCGGTCACTGGTTCAAGAACCGCGAGACGGTAGTGACGGGGACGATTGCGACCTCTCTCCCGTTCGCCGTCGAGGCGCTGCTCAGCCCCTATCGCCGGTGGCCATCGTGACCCAGCCGGCCGGCGATCGTGGCCGCCGCATTCGAATCGAACGTCTCACCGTCACTCGCGACGAGTGGAACAAGCCGGTGCAGTCGTGGACCGAGGTCGCGACGGTCTGGGCCTCGTGGCGTCGGGCAACGGCCAACGAGCGCCTGTCTTCCGGCCAGGTCGGCGCGCAGGTGACCGACATTTTCGAAGGCCTCTGGTCGCCGGCCGTCGCCGAGGTCGATCCCAAGGACCGGCTGCACTATGCCGGCCGCCTCTACGATGTCATCGAGGCCACCGAGGTCGGCACCCGCGAGAGCATCCTGATCCGGGCCTCGGCCATCGTCGACACCCAGAAGGTCGCATGAGACCGTCGAAGGTCAGGATCACCGGTCTCAAGGAATTGGACGCCAACCTGGGGCAACTCAGTAAGGCGACGGCGCGCAACGTGCTGCGGCGTGTGCTGACCAAGGCGGCCCGGCCGATGCAGCAGCGCATGGCTGAACTGGCTCCGGACGATCCGAACACTCTGGCGCCGGACCTGCATACCTCGATAGTGATCACGCCGAACCTGAAGAACCCGGTCGGTAACGAGGAATTTGGGGCGGTCAAGAAAGCCGGCGGCTCAACCGCCGATGCTGTCAGCGCCATGCGTGACGCGAGGCGAGCATCAGGCGGCGACACATTCGCCGAGGTCTTCGTCGGACCCGACGCAAAGGTCTTCTATGCGCACCTGCCTGAGTTCGGCACGGCGCATTCGCCGCCAAAGCCATACGCCCGGCCGGCGTTCGAACAAACTAAGGGTCAGGTGCTCGACAACATCACCTCCGGCCTTGGTAGCGAAATCGACACAGCGGTGAAGCGCATGCAGAAGCGTGCCGCCAAGAAAGCCGCAGGAGGCTGAGATGGAATTGGTGCTGGCCCGACTGCTGCTCGAGCACGCTCCGCTCGCCGCGCTGGTCGATGATCGCATCGACTGGGATCAGTTGCCGCAGGGCGTCACAGGTCCGGCGATCGTGATGCACCTGATCAGCGACATTCCCGGCTACCACATGGCCGGGCCCGATGGCCTGATCGACGCCCGGGTGCAGTTCGATTGCCGCGGCGCCGACGCTGCGCAGGCGCGCGCTGTCCACGACGCGCTCGACGCCAGGCTCAGCGGCTACCGCGGCGTCTTTCATGGCGTGAGGTTCAACGGCGCCTTCCGGCTCGCCACGCGCGGCCGGTCCGACAAGGACGGCGCTTCCGAGATCTTCACGCGCAGTTCCGACTACCGCATCTGGTTCGGCCAGGCGGCCTAAACCCCAACCACAGGAGACTACCATGGCCGAAACTCAGGCTTCGATTGGCTTTGGCACCGTGTTCGAAATGGCCGATGAGGCCACGCCGACCGTGTTCGTCGCGATGGGCGAAGTGATCAGCATCGATCCCGGCGAGGACGAGGACGAGGAGGTCGAGGCGACGCATATGCAGAGCCCGGACGCGACCCGCGAATATATCCCGGGCCTCACCACTCCGGGGGAGTTGACCGTCGAGAACAACTACGTGCCGGGCAGCGCCACCGATCTCGCCTTCATCTCCGCGCGTCGCAAGCGCAACCGTGGCCGCATCACCCTGCCGAACGGCGTCCGCAAGACGTTCCCGATCGTGCGCCGCGGCTATGCGACCAACATCCCGCTCGACGATCGCATGACCTCCAGCACCACCTTTCGCCGCGCTGGCGCCACCACCACCGACGCGGCCACCATCCCGGTCAACGGCGTGAAGCCGGCGATCTCCGGCATTGCCCAGGTGGGGCAGACGCTCACCGCCTTCCCCGGCGTCTGGGCCCCGTTCGGCGTGCTCACCTATCAGTGGAAAAACGAGGGCGTCGATATCGTCGGCGCGACGACCAACACCTACGTGCCGCTCGTCGGTGACATCGGCGAGAACATCACGGTGACGGTCACCTGCACCAACACCGGCGGCGCGGCGTCGGCGACCTCGGCCGAAACCCTTCCCGTCATCGCAGCGTAAGGAACGGCAATGGCAAATCCTCTCAAGGGCGAGGCCCTCGTCACCATCGAGGCCGGCGAGTTTACGCTTGCCTATGACCTCGGCGCCTGCTCGGCGATCGAGGCGGCGATGGGCGGCAAGCCGCTGCAGGAAATCCTCGGCAAGCTAGAGGCCGAGACGCCTCCCGTTTCGGTCCTGCTCGTGGTCATCTGGGCGGGTCTGAAGAAGCACCACAAGCTCAGCCAGGACGATGTGGGCCACCTCGTCAGCCTGCATGAAATGGAGCAGTGGGGGCTCGCCATCGGCCGCGCGTTCGCCACTCCCGGGGAGGCGAGTGGCGCCGCCCGCCCTCCGGTAGCGGAAGCCGTATAGACTGGCTTTCGCTACTCTCTGGCTGGACTGAAGCCGGGCTCGATCCTGCGACCTTCTGGGGCGTGTCGTTCGCCGAATACAGCGCCATCATCGCCGGTGCGAAAAACCGCCAGCGTCACGCCCATAACGACCTGATGCAAGCGGCCTGGCTCACGGCCAAGCTGACGGCATTCGCGCCAGACAAAGCCGGCAAGTTCATCAAGCTGGAAAGGGTGCTGGCCGAGGCCGAGGCCACCCCGACCAGGTCGCCACGGCAGACTTGGCAGCAGCAGATGGCGATCATCGAGAAGTGGTGATCAAAAGCCTTCGCGCTCGAGCATCACCTGAAGTTCCTGCAGTCGCTCCGGGCTGGTGCCCAAAATGCATCCGTCCGCGACACAGAAGCTGACCAAGCCAAAGGGCGCCTTCGAGGCGGCAAATTCGCACTGCGCCGCTCCAACCGCGTCGCGTTTCGATGTCGACTTCGCAGAGCCCTCGGACTCGAGAAGAACATCGGCAACGCTGCGGGCTTCCCTGGTGACGACGAACCTCGTTCGCGGCGGGTTCATTTCAGGGAAAGATTGCAGTTCATCCGCTGCATAGTCTCCCTCGCCAAGCGTCAATTCGACCGCCCGCATGCAGGCGTCATCGATAGTCGGCTCAGCCGCAGCCGCGGCATTTGACGTGATGATGGCGGCGACACCAGCCGCAAGAGCGATCAGTCGCATTGTCGGACCCTCCCGGTTCGGCGGGCAAGTAATCACCAAAACGTCCTGAGGTCCAATATGGCATCCGTGCAGATCGGCGCCGTCCGCGTTTCGCTGGGACTCGACAGCGCCCAGTTTTCGCAGGGCCTTAAGGGCGCCAATACGGGGATGAAGTCGTTCACCTTGGCGGCAGCCGCTGGTTTCGCCGCAGTGTCCGCCGCCGCCGCCAGCGCCTTCGCTGCCATCAAGGGCGCCGCCAACCGCGCCGACGATGCATGGAAGGCCAGCCAGTCGATCGGTATCCCCATCAAGGATCTCGGACGGCTGAGTTACGCCGCGGAGATGTCTGGCGCGTCATTCGAGACCCTCTCGACCGGCGTGCGGAAGGCGTCTCAGGCTATCATTGCTTCGGCTCGCGGGGCATCGAACGACGCGACTAAGGCGCTGCAGCAGCTCGGCGTCACGGCGAAGACCACTGACGGAAAGCTTCGCCCCACTATCGACGTCATGGGCGATATCGCCGAGCAGTTTTCGAAGATGCCCGACGGCGCGGCGAAGACCAATCTCGCGATGGCCATTTTTGGCAAGACCGGCGCGGCATTGATCCCGACCCTGAACATGGGTCGCGAAGGCCTCAAGGCGATGGGCGACGAGGCCGAGCGGATGGGGCTCGTCTTTGACGAAAAGACCGCCCGCGCCGCCGAAGGCTTCAACGACAACCTGATGCGGCTGAACCTCAGTTTCACCGGTCTGTGGAATCGTGTGCTTGCCGGCGTCATCCCCGCGTTTGAAGGCCTTTCCAACAAGATCGTTGCGGCTTTTCAAAACGGGCAGGTCCTCGACGTTGTCGTCGGATCAATCACCGTCGCGATGAACCTTCTGACAAAGGGCATCGGCTTCGTCGTCGACAACCTCGACTTTCTCATCAGCCTGTTCAAGGTGTTCGTGGCTGCGAAGCTCATCACCTTCGTCGCGGCTATTGCCGGGAGCTTCATCACCTTCGCCAAATCGGTGCGCGTGGTAGGGCTTGCGATGACGTTGGTGACTTCGATCACCAAAATGAAAATCACCGCCATCCTGACCCTCGCCGCGGCCATCGGCTATTTGACCGGCACTCTCGACGACATGGTTGTCTGGGTCGAGAACGTCGGGAAGGCGCTGGTGACAGCGCTGCCTGAGAGCCTGCGGAATGGCATCGACGAGCTATCGGGTGGCCTTTTCAATCTTGGCACCGAAATCGACAGCACCAATACTCGGGCTACGGAGATGCTGGCGACCTACCTGCGCGTGGGGAGTGAGGCGCCAGGGGCGTTTGGCACGGCGACGAAGGGCGTCACTGACATCGGTATCGCCGTCGCTGACACCAAGACCAAGGTGCAGACCTTCGCGGAATCGCTCTCCCCGCTGAAGGACGCCTTTACCGGCATGTTCTCCGGGCTGACCAACGCGCTGCGCACCGGCGCTGACGCCTGGGGCTTCTTCGCCGACGCCGGCATGCGGGCGCTCGACAGCCTGATGGACAAGGCGATCGGCGCCCTCGCCAGCGGCGTCTTCGACATGATCCTCGGCGCCTTTACCGGCGGCATCGGTGGCGGTTTCGGCATCGGTAGCATGATCACCGGGCTATTCGGCCTGGGCGGTAAGTCCTCGGCAGGAAAGTTCAGCATCGGCAACATGGCCAGCTACGACGGCGGCGGCTTCACCGGCTTCGGCAGTCGCTCCGGTGGCCTTGATGGCAAGGGCGGCTTCCCGGCGCTGCTGCACCCGAACGAGACCGTGGTGGATCACAGTGCCGGCGGCGACACTTTCAACATCCACGTGCCGCGCGACGCCACCGTGATCTCGATGCCGGCGGCCGAGGAAATCTTCGACTCGCTGAATGGCCTGCTCTCTCGCCGCCACATGAAGCTGAACCTCGTCAAGGCGTGACCCCGACATGATCGTCCTTCCCCAGTCGCTGGTGCTCGCACCATCAGCGGGCTTCCTCACCTATCTGCCCATCATCGGCTGGCACAACCTCGTCACCTTCGACGGGGTGTCGGCTGATCACGAGGATCCCGCATACCCAGCGACCAACCTGGCGAACGACAGCACCAATCTGCGCTGGCTCTCGACGAGCACGGCGCTCCAGTATGTCTACGCCACGCTGTCGACGAGCGAGGCGGTGAACTATGTCGGCATCGCCCGCCACAACTTCGGATCGACCGGCGCAACGATCACCGTCCAGGGGCGCACGGCCGAGCCCGATGCGGACTGGGTGGACCTTTCGCCGGAGTATTCGCCGGCGCATGACCGGGCGCTGCTCTTCCGCTTCGCGAATGCATTCCTCGTCGACATTCGCCTGAAGATCGTGCCCGGCACCGGAGCGCCGTCGATGGCGATCTTCTACGTCGGCGCGCTGCTGGTGATGGAGCGAGGCGTCGATGTCGGCCACACTCCGCTGCCTTACGCTCGCCACCGCAAGATGATCGCCGGCCGCAGCGAGGGCGGGGAATATCTCGGCAAGATCGAGAGCGGCGGCGTGCTTCGGTCCCGCGTCGATTTCAACAACATGTCCCCGGACTTCTACCGCGACGAGGTCGATGCGTTCGTCGAGGCCAACCAGCCCTTCTTCTTCGCCTGGGCGCCGGATGCCTACCCGGACGAGGTCGGCTTCGCTTGGTTTGTGGATGACGTCATGCCGGTGCCGGCGCACCTGGCTGGCTGGACCAATCTCTCGATCGAGATGGAAGCCATCCTGTGAGCACCAGGCAGGCGCTCTCCTATGTCGAGCTCGACCTCAACTGGTGCTCGCGCGACTACGGCATCACCTGCCCCGCGCAGCTCGGCGTCGACAGTCCGATCAAGTGCTTTAATACGCTGGCGACGTGCCCGGTGCGGGATTCCTATGATCCGCGTCCGGTCACCCTGCGCTTCGCCATGCCGGCCAAGTATCGGCCGCTCGACATCGAGGCGATCCCCTCGCTGGTTTCGGTCGACTACGCCCCGGCTCGCCTGAACCCCGGCGAAGACCTCGGCACCACGGCGTCGATCACCTTCAAGTTCCGCACCCATCCGCATTCGGACACCGGCCCCGGCCACGACAAGTATCATGCCGAGCGCCCATGGAACCCGTATGAGCAAGGCGACTACTGGGCGAAGTTCCGCGCTCGCAATCCTTCGCTCAAGGGCGAGCCGATCCGCTGGATCACCGGCTTTGTCGGCGACGACCTGGCCGACATGGAGACGCGCCACTTCTTCGTCGAGAGCACCAATGGTCCGGACGAAGACGGCATCTTCACCATCGTCGCGACCGACCCGTTCAGCCGGATCGACGGCGAGAACGCGAACCTGCCGCGGCCCAGCTCGGGCAACCTGAACGCGCCGATCACCGCTGCCGCCACGACCGCGGTACTGTCGCCGGCTGGGATCGGCGACGCTGAGTATCCGAGCAGCGGCTACATCAACATTGGCGGGAAGGAAGTCGTCTCGTTCACCCGCAACGACGACACGCTGACGATCGTCCGAGCGCGGCAGAATACGACGGCCACGACGCATGACGCCGAAGAGCGCATGCAAATCTGTCTCGAGCTATCGGGCAGCCCGGCCGCGATCTCGCACACGCTGCTCGTCGACGGCGCCGGCTTCGATGATGCCTGGATCAACCTCGACGACTGGGAAGACGAGGTCACCGCCTATCTGCGGCGTGACTACTATCGTTTCATCGCCGAGCCGACCTCGGTCAATACGCTGCAGTCGGACCTCATCCGCAACGCCGGCCTCCTCATCTGGTGGGACGACCTGGCGCTCCAGATCCGGTTCCAGGTGCTGCGCCAGATCGCCACCGATGCCGCACTTTATGACGACAGCATCATCGTCGAGGACAGCCTGACGATCGAAGAGCAGCCCGAGTTGCGCGTCTCGCGGGTCTGGTGTCGCTACGCCATGACCGACCCCCTCAAGGGCGCCGAGGAAGAGAACAACTATCGGTCCTTCCTTGAGCGGAAAGACGAAGAGAGCGAGCGGGAATTCGGCGGCCAGCAGGCCAAGAAAACCATGTGGGCGCCGTGGATCCCCCCGGGCGGCGCATCGACTGCCGAACGCGCCTGCGACCTCTGGCTGGGCCGCTATAGCCGTCCGCCGCGCCGCATCCCGTTCAGGCTCTTCCGGGGCGAGCTAGATGCCCCGCAGCTCGGCGGCGGCTATCAGGTCGAGGCCCGCCCGATACAGGACGCCACGGGGGCTCTTGAGCGGGTTCCGGTGCAGCTGATCGAGGTCAAGCCCGACGAGTTCGGCTGGGACGTCATTGGCCTCGAAATGCGCTACCGGCGTCAGGCCACCGATGACGTCGGCAACAAGACCGTGACGATCGACGTCAGCACGAGCGCTGTCGTTGGACGGACACTGCACGACAACCTCTTCCCCGACCCGGTTGCCGGCGACGAGGTGACCTTCATCATCTCCGAGTCGGCGACGGTCAGCGCGCCGAACACCGCGACGCCGGCTTTCGACACCGGTGTCTGGCCGACGGTGGTCCTCGACGCCACCGGCGAGATCGGCAGCCCGCTGCTGACCGGCCTGGCATCGACCGAGGACTTCGCGGCCGGCATGGCGGTGACCGGCCTCGGCATTCCGAACCATTCGCGCATCGTCAGCGTAGGGCCGACCGAGATCACTCTCGACCAGAACCTGCTCGGTACTGGCACCACCGAGATTACCGTCCACACCGTCATCATCAACATCGATGTGCGCGGCAGGCTTCAGGGTGCCGGCGGCAGGGGCGGACGCGGCAAGACCCAGAATGGAGCGAGCGCCACATCCGGCCTGCCGGGCGGCACGGCACTCAAACTCCGTCACCCCGTCAACCTCATCGTCGACAAGGGACTGGCGCGGGTCTGGAGCGGCGGCGGCGGTGGTGGTGGCGCAGGCGTCCTCAACCTCGACCAGCACAAGGGCGGCGGCGGTGGTGGTGGCGCCGGCATTGTGGCCGGTGGCGGCGGCGCCAGCGACTACGCGGGCGGCAGTTCCGGCTCAGCGACGGCAGGGGGCATCGGCGGCAACTCCTATGCCAGCTGGTCGGCAGTGGCGTGGCCAGGCCCGACAGGCGTCCGCGGCGGCACTGGCGGAGCGCCGGGCGCAAACGGCGCTGCCGGTGGCCATCACGGCGGCAGCAATGCAGGCGAACCCGGCAATGGCGGCGGCGGTCTCGCCGGCCCAGCGATCGACGGCAACAGCCTCGCCAAGCGGATCGGCACCGGCGACGTGCGCGGCCGGCTCATCAACTAAGAAGGATCGAACGCATGCCACTCGCACGCTACCTCAGGCCTATCACCGATGCGGCCGGGAACCTGATCCCCAATGTCCACGCGGAGGCGCGCGAAGCCACCGTTGGCGGACGCCTTCTGCGGCTCAAGTCCGATCGCAACGGCCTCGTCGGCATCGACAACCCGGCCTTCTTCCCCGACGGCATCGTCTCCTTCCATGCTGCCGGCACGCCGTTCCACCTGCATGTCTGGGCCGAGGGCTACGACGAGACCTTTGAGTACCAGGCGGTCGGCACCGGCGCCGAGCGCGACTTCGGCTTCTTTGCGCCGCAGGGTCAGTACGATCCGGACGAGAGCTACGACCTCGACGCTCTCGTCGAGTACGGGGACGCGGTCTTCATCTCGGCGATCGCTAACAATCTCGGCAACCTGCCGACGATCTCGCCAGAGCCAGCGTCCAACGCATTCTGGATGCTGCTGCCGTTCGGCGGCTTCTTCACCGCAGACTATATCGACCTGCCCATCTTCGCGCAGGGGCAGTACGATTCCGGCGACCTGCTGGCTCGCTACCAGTTTCCGAGCGACGTCACCTTTCCGGCCGGGCTCACCGGCTCGGTCGCCTCTGCCGGCGTCGCGGGTGACGGCGCGGCATCGCTGCCGATCCTCAGGAACGGCGTCGAGGTCGGCACCATCGACTTCGCCGACGGTGACACCGAGGGCGTTTTCACCTTCCCCGACGAGGTGATCTTCTTTGCCGGCGACGTCATCGAGATCGAGGCGCCTTCCCCGCACGTCGACGACTTCGCCGACTTCACCGCCACCATCCGCGGCGTCCGCAATGCCAGCGTAGGCGTCACCCCGACCGGCAAGACCACCATCGATTTTGGCGCGTTCCCGGGCAAGCCCTACGCCACCAAGCAGATCGCCGGCCAAGGCACGATCGACGCGGGCGCCACGGTCGAGGCCTGGCTGGTGGCCGCCGCAACTGCCGACCACAGCGCCGACGAGCACCGCATCGCCGACATTGAAATCCGCGCCGGCGAGATCGTGCCCGGCGTCGGCTTCACCGTGTCGGCCAAGGTGCGCGGCGGCGGCGAGAACGGACCCCGAATGTACGGCCTTTGGACCATTGCCTGGCGCTGGGCCAGCTAACCCCCAAACAGGAGACTACCTACCATGTCGCTTATTCTTCAGGGTCACGACGGCGTCGATATGGAAGTCGACGCGCGCCACCGGGCCCAGCGCGTGTCGCAGCGGCCGCTCGACGTCGGCAACAATGGCGCCTATCGCATCTCGGCGGTGTCGGGCTTGCTTGCGGCTACCCTCGCTGCCGGCGCTCCGCTGTTCTCGTTCCGCTGGGGCGATGCGACCCGCAAGTGCGTGCTGCTCGGCATCAATGCCAGCGTGGTGGTGAGCGCTGCCATCACCACTGCAGTGGTGACCGGGCTCGAGGCGGTGGTGGCCCGAGGCTTCACCGTCGCCCACACCGGCGGCACGCCGCTGACCATTGCTGGCAACAATGGAAAGATGGAAACCGGCTTTGGCTCGACGGCGGCAGCCGACATCCGTATGGCCACCACCGCGGCGCTCGGCGGCGGCACGGTCACACTCGACAGTCAGGGCTTCGGTATCGCAGCGTTCGCCACCGGCACCGCCATCGGCACCCCGCTGTCAAAGACGCCGCTCTATCTGCCCCAGCCCGGCCAAGACCATCCGCTGGTGCTGAGCCAGAATGAAGGCTTCGTCATCCAGACGGCGCTTGCCGGTCCCGCGACCGGCTCGCTGCGCCTCGCCCTCGATATCGCCTGGGCCGAGGTCAACTCCTACGACGAGGCGGGCCTCTAACGTGGCCCCCCGGCCGATCGAGATGCGACTGCGCGCGGTCATTACCCGCAAGACCGGCGCAGTCGAGGATCGTGGCACGGTCGCCTATTTCCACCGCAGCCCGGCGCGGCAGTTCCTGTGGCGTCTCGGGCGCTGGCTGAGGTCCATTCGATGACACTGCAGGTGCAAAACAACGGGCTGGGTCGGATCACCGCATCGCTGGCGGCCCTCAGCTTTTTCTTCGGATGGGGCACCGGCTCGGGCAAGACCAGGTCGGCCAACGCCGTGACGACGACGGGCACCACCGAGGCACGCGTCGCGGCCACCAAGAACCAGCAGACCGCCCTGGTCGCGAACGACACGTTCCGGGCCTTTGCGACGATCGAGGCGGCGGACGGGCGCGTCATCTCCGAGGTCGGCCTCTTCGATGCGGCCGGTGCGGGATCGCCCCCTGCTGGCGGCAACATGGACTTCTACCTCGATTTCGAGCCGATCGAACTCGAGGAGGGCGACCTCATCACTTTCACCTTCGACGTGAGGTTTGGCGATGCCGACGTTTAAGGCCAATGACCGCTGGCAGGATATCGTCACCGCGCATTGGCGTGAGGTGGAAACCCTCCCCGGCAGCAATCTCGAATGCAAGGTGCTGGTCGACGCCCGGCAGTTCGGCGATGTCGAAATCTGGCAGGCGGTCGAATGGCTGCAGCAGGAAGACGATCTGTTTCGCTGGGTAGTGCAATACTGCCTGCATCTCTTCGACCGGCCAGAGCGCCTGAAGCTTCTCCAGCAGGTGGCGCTCGATCCTGCTCTTGCCGCGGCCATCTTCGTGATCGTTCCACACCTCACCGACGAGGAAGACGCGATCCTCTACGCGGCGTTTGAGGCCGAGATGCCGAACCTCGTCGCGCGCCTGGCGGATGGTACGCCCGGCGTTCGCGCAAAGGTGCCGGCATGACCGATACCGGCTGGCACTCGCCATCTGCGGTGCAGAGCTCAAACGTGACGAACCCGGCCAACGCGTTCGCGTCGGATAACCTCTACGCCACGCGCACCGGCGTCAGCGGCGGTAAGGAGGAGCCTTACGGGCTGCTGCTGCTGAAGGGCTACGGCTTCGCTGTTCCCGAGACCGACGTCATCGTGGGGATCGAAGCAAAAATCGAGGGCAAAAAGTCTGGAACGATTGTCGCTCAGTCCTTGACCATCTCGACTAATGGCACGGGCGGCGTCGCCGGCTCCACCAACAAAGGATCTACCTTCGCCTTTGGGTCAGTGGACACCGAAAGCATCGTCGGCGGCCCCGCCGATCTTTGGAATATCTCAACGCTCACGCCGTCTGTGGTCAACAGCCCGAATTTCGGCATCTGGTACCAAGGCAGGGCCGGCGCCTCGTCGACCTGGTACATCGATACGATCTCCATGAAGGTCTACCACGAGCCGTCGCCGGTGACCGAGTTTGAGGTCTCCGGCGACCTGGACATCATGCTCAGTGGCGACGGCCACCGATCTAACGCCTACCGCCGCGCACTTCGCCGAATCCGCAGCATCTTCCCCCAGCGGTTTTCGAGGCGATGACATGAGCCGTTGGACCGATGCCGACGTGCAGATCGCGCCTTACCAGCGTGCCGATACCGGGCACTGGGAATGGGGGGTGAGCGACGAGCTGGTCTGGGAAGTGGGGCACGTCGGCTCAGGCTTCACCATCCCCGTGCCGATGGGCTTCTCGACCGACCTCGGCAGCATCCCTGCCTGGCTGCGCTGGCTCTTCTCCGGCCACGATCCCCAGTGCGTGAAGGCTTACGTGCTGCACGACCTCATCCTGCTGCCGGAGCACAGGGCGCAGGGCTGGTCATCGCAGTTCGCGGCGGCGCAGTTGATCGACGCCATGCGCGCCGACGGCGTCCCGAGTTGGTCGAGGCGTCTGCAGTACCATGGCATCAATCTCGGCATCGCCAGAGACGAGTGGTAGCCGCCGCCGATTCGAGGCAATGGCGCCGATCCCTGCTGACTTCCGCGACGACAGCTACTGGACGACCGCATAGTACCAAGGCGCCGGGACTGCCGTGATCCGCAGATGCTCGTCCTCGACTGGAATGCTGCCCCAGACCTGTGCCGCGAAGCCGAAGATGATCAGCGCGGCGGGCATCAAGAGCCACCGGCGGCGTCTACCGAGAAATTGGTCGAGCTCACCGATGCGGTCTGTGGCGTCCGCTAGCATCAACAGGGAAATCTCTCCCTCACCGTCCCCCCTCGCTTTTGCCTTGCGGCGTAGTGGGTTCCAGAGGCGTCGGAAATTGGCCCTAGCCATTACTGCGTCATAGGTTGCCCGGATGCTGTCTTGTTCGGCCTGAGTGAGCATGGATTGCTGATCTGCCCAGAGGGTTGGTGGAATCGCCTGTGCAAGCCGTTCCATCCCCTTTCCGGCAACCTTCTCACCAAGATAGGCGAGGTCGAGCCAACCAAGCTTCGCTTCCCAATACACACCACCGGCCTTCGTCGCTCCGGGCACCTCTCGAAGAGCGGCGTCGAAGACCTCTTGTGTCAGCCGTCCCGGCGAGTTGTTTCGATCATAGGCGATGGACATAGCGGCCTCCGCGAACGCCCGGTTTTCCGCGGGGAGATCGTTCAAATGCTCGTCTTTCGCACGAGCAAATGCCGCGCGCACATCGGTCTCTAGTTTCACCAAGAGCTGTCGTGCAGACGTTGCGGCAAACTCCGGAACCAGGTCGATCGTGAGCCAGACAAAGCCGACGATGTCGAGCACCTGACCCGTCACCGACCACCAACCTGATCCCATGCCCAGCATCGCTGCCCCCTGAACTGCGGAGTCACATTGTGACCTCGCGAGGCTAAGTCAACCCGCCCGCTTTGGGCCTTCCCGAAAGAACCAAACATGCTCCCGATCGAAGTGATCCGGGCCGCGGACGCGGCTGCGGAAAAGCACAAGCTGCCGCCGGCCCATGTTGCCGCCATCACCGAGGTGGAGAGCAACGGCAAGATTTTCGCCACCGTCGGCGGGGTGCAGCGGCCGCTCATCCTGTTCGAGCCCCATGTGTTTTTTCGCCTGATCGACGATAACGAGCGCAAGGTCGCCGTTGCGGCCGGACTGGCGTCCGAAAAATGGAACAAGAAGCTCTACGAGAAGACGCAGGCAGGCCGCTGGGACCAGGTGAACCGCGCCGCCGAGATCGACCCGATAGCGGCCTTCGAGGCCACGTCCTACGGCGTCGGCCAGGTGCTGGGGCTGCACTGGAAAGCGCTCGGCTTCTCTAGCGTCAAGGCCATGGTCGACTTCATGCACGAGGGCGTCGAAGCTCAGATCGACGTCATGCTGCGCTATGTTATAGAAAATGGGCTCGACGACGAGCTGCGCGATGGCCGCTGGAAGGCTTTTGCTCGCGGCTACAACGGCCCGGCCTATGCGAAGAACGCTTATGACACGAAGATGGCCGAGGCCGCGCTGCACTATGGCGGGCATATCGCCGAGCCCGATGGCATGCTCCGCATGGGCGCCAAGGGCAAGCGTGTCCGCGAGATGCAGGCTCTGCTCGTCCGCGCCGGCCACCAGGTCAATGTCGATGGCGACTTCGGCACCGCCACCCGCGATGCGCTCAAAGCCTTCCAGAAGGCCAGCAAGCTGAAACAGGACGGCGTCTATGGCCCCAAGACCGAACGGGCGCTCAGCGCCTTCCGGCAGGGCGAGGCGGACAGGCCAGGCCATGAGAAGGCGGTCGACAACGACGAGGTCAAACAGGGGGCCGGCGGAATCGGCGGCGGTGTCGCCATCGAGACGATCCAGAACAAGGTCGATGAGGCCACCGACGGCCTGAGCCAGGTCAGCGGCTTTGAGCCCTGGCTGGGCTACGGCCTGACGCTGCTTTCCCTCATCGCCCTGGGCCTGGCTATCTGGGGCGCCTGGCGCATGATTTCCGGTTGGATGAAGAGCCGTCAGACGGTGGAGGCGTAGATGAACGCCTGCTCGCTCCTCGCTTTCGATCTCGGCGGCTGCCTGGGTGGCCTGCTGTTCTGGTGGGTGCCGCTGGTGCCATGGTGGGCATGGCTGCTCGCCGGCCTCGCTCTCATCGGGGTTGTCTGGAAGTTCGCCGGCTGGCCGGGGCTGATCGCACTCGCGGCAGGCGTCGGCTTCTGGCTCGGCCGGCGCAGCACCGTCGAGAACGATGAAATCTGGCCGAGCCCCCACAAGCCGGCCAAGAAGCGCCCGAAAGTCAAACCCGCCCCGAAGCGACCCTCCGACGCCTTCAAGGAATGGATCAGCGGGGAGGGCGAGTGATGATCATCCGCCAGCACAAGGTCATTGAGATCGCCGGCCGCATCCGCCAACGCTTTCGCTCCCGCGTCCTCGAGTGGGAGCACGCCATCATCACCGTACTCTGGGGGCTGATCGTCCTTGGCAATCCCAGTGTGTTCCAAGGTCCGTCTTTCGTCGCCTTCGTCGGCGGACCGGTGTTCTGGGGCTGGGCCGTGTTCCTCGCCGGCGTTGCGCGCATCACCGCGCTTTGCGTCAACGGCTACATGGCCAAGCCGACGGCGGTCGTCAGGGCCTTCGCCGCCATCACCGGCATAGGCCTCTTCGCCGCGCTGAGCCTCGGCTTTCTGTTCTCGTGGCGGTGGAGCACGGCTCTCGCCATCTATCCGGTCATCGGCTTCTTCGGCCTGTTTTCCCTCTACTGGGCCATCTTTGATGTTGCCGTACCGGATGGACACGATGGCGACGCTACCTGATGCAGCTTCGATAGACTGGAACGGGATTGCCCTCTGGGCCGGTGGCGTCACCACCGTAGTCGTCTCAATGGGCGTGGCAGCCTGGGCGGCGATCCGCAAGGCTGTGCAGATTGCTCAGACCCAGCCAGCGCCAAGCATCACCACCAAGGAAGAGACGAAGATCATCACCACGGACACCGTGGCGATGGAGCGGCTTGCCGGTCAGATCGAGACCAGCAACGAGCGCGCCCTCACCACGCAGCTGATGATGAGAGAGTTGACCGAGGCGGTAGAGGAAAACACCCACCAGGTGGACCGAGCGTGCGAAGCTCTCGCCGAGGCCCGAACGGAAATTCGGGAACTGACGCGGGAGATTGTCCGCTCGAACCGGTAGGAGAGGCAACGAAAAGGCCGCGCTCGTGGGGCGCGACCTTCCGAGGCGGACGATCGCGTAACCCGACTACCCATCCCGACGAGTGACCAAGACAGAGTCGGCGTGGAAATCCGAGCAATTTCTCTTCAAGCTGGACTTCAGTCGCCATTGGGTCATTGCACGTAGAAGCAGTAAGGCCCCGCCGAGCGAACGGCGAGGCCTTGCAGCGGACGGGGTCGAGAAAGGGAAAAATCGCCCTACCCATCATGATGGGGTAAGGCGAGGGATGAAGTGAAGGTTCCATCACAGGTGGGGCGCCACCACTTGACGGAACCGCTTCGGGGCCGTTGTATAATTGCGGTGAAAGTCTCCTTTCTCCCGCTCTGCTCACGCAGGGCGGGTTTTTTCCGTCAAGTAGTTGAAGCATCGCCCCCCGTATCGTCGCAAAATGGTCACGCAACCATCGTGAAAAGCGGAAGTTCTTTTGGCAGCCCGCCCCCTGGGCCGAATGAAAAACCAAGAGGAACACTATGAAAATCTCCCGCACGCTTTCTTCGATCGCTCTCGTTGCCGCTATGACCTTCACTGGTTCGGCATTTGCTCAGACAATGATTGGCGATGTCACCATTCCTGACGAGAACCTGGCTTCCTTCCAGGAAAAGTGCGCTGCGATCAATTCGGCCGCGACTGAATCACTGTCTGAGAAGGCTGACGCTGGCAACGACTCCTCGAACGACAACACTGCAACCGCCTCGACCACGACCCCTGCCGTTGGTGCGACCACGACCGTCGACAATGGTTCAAAGTCGGACGATGGCGATCTGGCCAGCGAGGACAACCTCGATGAGCTGCTTGCGTCGATGACCCCGGAGCAGTGCAAGGAAGCTGGCCTGAGCCCCGGCGCCATGTAAGCTGGCTCCCGCCATCAGCTAAGCAGCGGGGCCCTTCGGGGTCCCGTTTTTATTTGTCTCGCAATTAGTTGTTGGCGGGAACTGAGGTGCCGCACCAAGGTTGGGGCTTGGTCGTCCTCATGGCGCGACCTCTTGGTTGGGCATTTGCCCGACACCTTCGGCCCGGCTGTCATGCCGGGCCTTTTTTTTCGACATTGGCAATAGCGGGTCGCCCTTTCGGCTGAGGGCTTAGCGAGCGACCCGCCCGCTCAGCACAAAGCACAGCGGCACCGGCCTTGCGCGAGCGCCGTCAAAACTTGCAGGGCCAGATATCTGCGCCACTAACCTTTGTTCGTTGACGTACTCACTATTCGGCACAGCTTCGTGATGTTGACCCGTGCGATTGCACCCCGCTTGACTCGGATTAGGACGGCTCGATACTGGAGGCGGCCTTAAGCCCAGGCGTGACGGTGGAGCCTCCCTGGTGAATATTCTTGTTCTCGAAGATGAATGGTTGATCTCCGAGGTCCTCAAGGAGCAGCTGGAGGACATGGGGCATCAAGTATTGGGCCCCGCACCAACATGTGCCGCCGCCCTTGAAGTTCTGCTGCGAGAACGCCCCGACGCGGCCATTCTCGATACGCAGCTTGGTTCGGAAACCTGCGAGGTTGTGCTCGAGGAATGCCAGCGCCAAGGGGTTCCCGTAGTGATCAGCTCCGGCCATGCGGCCGGCAGTCTTCCACCCTTCGCCATGGGGTTGCCTCTCTTGCCCAAGCCCTATGAGGCCGCCACGCTGCAGAGTGTCGTGACCGGCCTCCAGTAAATCCGGAACTGAGTGCCGCCAATGCAAGTTACTGGCGCGCCATGGATACAGATTTTGACGTCCGACGCCGTGCCCCCCGGAAAGATATTCTGGCCAGGCGCGCAGAACGAGCCGTCGCGGCGCCCCTCGCCAGCAAATTGATCGGCTGGCATGAGGCGACCGCCAAGCTGGCGGCTCGTGCCGCCCACATTTCGTTGCAT